TGTTATATGGCTCGTAGCCGATACTGTTTTTATTTTTGGGCCTTGACAAGGCTTTTCAACCGATTACCCCCGGTTGTTGGAAATGAAGCAATTGGCATCACAGGGTGTCACACCTGCTAAAGGATCGTCGACCAAACGATCACCAATTGATTTACCTTCTTCACTCCTTTAATTGTCCTACAAGCTATTTCCTAGCTATAGTTTAGCGTCGTTCCGGACCTGAACCCTTATGACCAAGGGTAGTTTAAAGTGTCATTGCGGACACACGGGATTACCCGATTTCACTTGAACAACCCACGCAGCAACCCACCGCTGCCGGGGACAAAGTAGTCCGCGGCGGCGGGGGCAAGAATGCCCAGCGCGCCCATCGCAGCGTCAGCGAATCCGGAATAAGCCCACTTGGGCTCTGCCTGCGAAATAAGACCCACAATTTGCTCTGTGGTATTACGCGAAGCATTTCCGGTAGACGGCGGCGCCGCAACACCCTCAGAGAGGGTGGGCCGCCACTCATAGATGATGGTAGAGCGCACTTTGGCAGTGCCGTTAAGCCCACGCCAAAGCACAGCAATAGCAGACCTATTTGCGACGAGATAGGTGGTGTTATTAACCGCGCCAAAGTCCTGGTCGAGTTGTCCCGGGGCCCACTTGACTTCGATCTTGTTGGAAGTCATTCGCGTCTCCTGGACAAAAGAAGACGCGATGTTGTCAGCGGGAACGCTACTGAATGCATTCAGGTCGTAGGCCGTAAACTGGCCCGCATTGACAAGGCCAGAGCGGTTAAGCTCCGAGCCAGTGTAAATGAAGGTCAGGCACGCGGCCACAGGCCTGGCTTCATAGGCAACGCCATTGAGGAAGGCGTAACCCGGACCCTGTACCGCAACAGTGGTTAAACTGGCAACAGAGGAAGCAGCAGTGCCATAGTTGATGGCCTGAGCAGGCACACCAGGCACAATGGCATGGAAGCCACTGTCAGTAGTGTAGTTCGAGTCGCTGACTACACGAGTGAGGTAGCCGGATCCGGTGCCCATGTATAGCGGTTTGGCCAGCTCCGCATTGCAAGGGTCCGTGAGCATGGCAGCATATGCACGTCCGGCTTCGTCCATCGCCGCGAGGCTAAAGCGCGCCTTCGGGACTTGTGAGGTCTGTGGGCGTGTCGCCTTCTGGCGAGGCTTCTGCGGGAGCTGCACCTTCTTCTTACGAAGTTTAATGGGTGCCATGGTGCGCTAGTCTTTCCTAGCAGTCTCGAGTTAGTAAGTTGCTGATAGGCCTGTGGTCAGACAGGTCAATCTCCGGGACGGGAGCATCGAACAGGAGCTGCGCGGTACGATATTTTGCTTCAATGATTCGCTGTTCGTCCGGGCACAAGGCCCAGGCTTCCCAGAACGAAATACGGGTGGACGGCGCTACCTCGCGGTAAACGCCTGATTTCAGGCCTTTTGCAGCCCATTCCAACCCGGTATCATTTTGGCCAAATACGACTCGCGGTTTCGCTGTGCTTAAGCATTTATAATAAAACTCCTGCATGACAGGCATGCCTGAGCTAATGCTCATGCCACAGAGCCCCACCCCGGCTAGCCAGCCGAGGTCCCGTCCCTTATGGAAGTCAGGGCGTTTGCACGTGGTATCTTTGGTA